AGGTCTTTCCTGGTGCCTACGATCATGAATCGTTTTCGCTTCTGCGGGACTCCGTACAGTGAGAAGTCATAGAGTTTTGGCTTGACGATGTAGCCTCTACCTGCGGTGCTCAATTCTCTGATGAATTTTTGATAGAAGGATTGATCGATTGCGATGCCTCGGGTGTTTTCAGCGAGGAAGAAACTGGGTTGGTGTATGTGCAGTGCCTGGACTCCGTACTTGTAGAGGTCTCCGTAAAGCGGATCGTCGAAAAGCCTCATGTGTCCCATGTATGAAAAGCTGTTGCATGGAAATCCGAAGCAGAGTCCGTCAATAGGTGGCAAAGAGTTCAGGTCGAGTTCTCGAATGTCTGATAGGATGGTTTTATCAGCGAGGTCTGGTAGATTGTGCTCGATTGTTTTGAGCGCGTAAGGGTCGTTATCCGTCAACCAGGCGGATTCGTAGGCATAGTCTTTGTATTGACATTCTCTTGCTCCCAAGGTTATTCCGCCTGCGCCACAAAAGAGTTCGCCNAGCATGAATTTCACGAATTTTTCCTTTTGTTTTNGCGATTGTTTTACTAGAATTACTAATGTTAATCATAGAAAACGAAGGTTCCATNATGGAGTTGAAAATCTTGACGCAGTACCAGGTCACGATGAGCGGTGCAGAGTACGAACTTATCGAGAAGCAGATGAGGAAGACTGCCGGTAATCGCAAGGAGTCAATCGAGGATCGTAAGGTGGCCGAGGAAATCCTCGATGCATTAAATGGTTGGGCACAATACGAGCCTAATGAGGAGAACGCTATACGCGAGACAGATCCCGAAGCGCTTGAAGAACAATATGGAAGGCAAGAAAATGACGATGATTAAATTCCTCATTGTCATTTGCGTGGGTGTGCTCTTGCTTCTATCGCAGATACTTCCCTTGCCCATAGCGATAATCATGGGGTTTTGTTTGGGATTGATCATTGCACGTTCACGAGTGAGGATGAATGGATAAGGACGGGAAACGCACAGATACCCCGCGAATGTATCCGTGGGAACGTGAAAATTATGTGATCAAAACGTATGAAGAAATGATGTCGGTATACAATCAATTCGCCCTTTTTGACGACATTGAAGGGCAGAAAGAATTTCTATTTGTGCTTTTCGATTTAGTGCTGATTACGCGCGAGGTATACGTCGAAGCGCTTGAAAAGCTAAATAATGGCGAGTTGTTGAAAGTGAGAAAATTGAAACTATGACTAAGAAAGACCCCCAGGAAATGAGCCAGGCGCAGGTTCAGCAGAAACTACTCGAGGAAGTCACGGAAGCTGAACTGGAACGAGAGCTGAAGGACTATGCCGAGGTGATTGGCTGGTTGCGATATCACACGCTTCGGTCGAAAGGGTCCAACCCTGGGTTTCCCGACGATGTGTTTATACGTGAGCGGATAGTATGGGTGGAATGTAAGCGCGAGAATGGCAAGCTCACCGAGTACCAGGAGATCTGGCGGGACTTGCTTAGCTCGAGCGGTTCTGAATACTACGTGTGCCGTCCGAGCAATCTTGCGTATGTGAAGCAAAGGATGGCAATATGGAAGCCGAGCAATCCTTATGGTGGACTTAAGCCAGGCGTCATATCTGACTTGATTCAAAAGTACAAAATGGTTCAATTGAGAGCTAAAGCAAAAAAGATTGTTGATAAAGCGATTTTCACGTCGTAGAATTTAACCTGACTTGGTTGACGAGAATAACCAAACCCACCGCGGCCAAGTCTGCTCATTTTTTGAGCAAGGTTTTACAAGCGGGAGGACCTGCAGAGTAAATTGCAAGACCTGAGTTAGAACTGCAAGCAGGATACTCGATAGAGTANNGAAACTGACTAGTGCGTAGCGGCTATCGACGAACCNCGCACCACGTAGCGATACGACGGCTCCGGCCAGGGCGTATGGCGTGCAAAGGACCTCAGATTTTCGTATCTGGGTAAGGGTGACCTTTGCACGTTGCTCCCCGACTCACCAACCACGACGTAACCTAAGTAACAGTAACAGGTTACAGTCACAAACGAAAACCCTCCAATTTTGTAACCTTTTCAAGTCACCGTGTTTTTGTGTACAATCCAAACTCAACTTGGAGTTTAAACACATGAAAAAATACGAGATTACTTTCGAGCCATCAATCGGGCGCGAGAATTTGTTCGTACTAGCCGACTCGATTGACTTTCAGCAAGGTTTTATTTGGTTCTTTGATCATGGTCATGATGATGAAGTCGTATATATCGTCAACGCAGATTTCGTCTTGTCAATCGAAAAATACGAAGTGGAAAGCTGACTCAAGTAAAATCCTGCCATGAAACTGGTTGATAGGGCCGAAAACGGTCAGCTAGGCGAAGAGCAACTCGGAAAGCTGAACCATATCTCTGCGCGTCTTTGTCGCATGCGAGAGGAAGCGATAAACTACCGCAAACGTCTCAATATCGAGACAGAGTGGGCAGAAGATGAGCATTTTTTCGAGGGTGAAGACGGTTCGTTGCCAAACTCGGAAATGCGACAGAAAGACATTTTCGAGGGCAACCAGGAACCGAGGAATACCGCAACGATGAGACGTTCGACGGTTTCCATCAACGTCACCCGTCCTTACACCGAGACCGCCAGTGCTCGCACATCGGATCTGCTTGTGCGCAACAACGAGCGCAACTGGTCCATNGAACCAACTCCAATCACCTACATGGAAGAGATCGCGGCNGGCGATATNCCTCCTGAAGTAGAAGTACAGATACGCGATGACCTGGAACAAAATCAGGATGCGTATGTGGACGAGGAACACATGGCGGAAGCTATACAGTCCAAACGTCAGCAGGTGATCGACGAGACTGTAGCGATTCGTGAAGAAGCACGTGAGTCAGCACGCAAAGCACAGAAACGGATCGAGGACTGGCTCGTGGCTTCCAACTACCAGGCGGAGCTTCGGCAGGTGATCGACGATGCCGCGCGGCTTGGTACTGGCGTACTACGCGGCCCTGTACCCATGCAGATGCAGAAAGTCGCTGTAGAAGGTGGCAAAATGCGTATCGTGGATGATCTACGTCCTACCTCGTCAAGAGTCGATCCGTGGAATTGCTTCCCTGATCCNGATTCGAGGGAGAACCCCCAGAAAGGCAGTTTTCATTTTGAGCGTGAGGTCATAAACCAAACTGATCTGCGNGAACTGTTGAAAGATTCTCGCTACTANCGGCAACAGATAATCAAACTCCTATCGGAAGATCCGATGCAGGATGACGCTATGGATAAGCGTGATCATCTGGGTGTGCCGAATAATGAGCGAAAGGGTAGCTATGTGCGCTGGTATTTCTATTCTCGCATAGAGCTGGATGTATTGGAATCAATCGGCAAAGAAGTGACGTTTGATGACGAATCAGATGCGGAAAACTCGCTCATAGACATTCCTATGTACGGTGAGATGGTCAACGATAAGTTGATTTACCTGGCGCTGAATGTGCTTGACAGCGGAGCAATACCTTACGACTATTTCGTCTGGTCGCAACGTGCAGCGGTACCCTGGGGGCGTGGTATACCGCGCCTGATNCGCAACGCACAACGCATTATCAACGGAGCAGTCCGGAACATGATGGACAATGCCGGAATCGCCGGCGGCCCCATGTTCATGATCGATACTAGATCGGTGCGACCGCAGAACAATAGCTGGCGGATCGAGCCGTACAAGGTCTGGGAATTTACCGACGATCCNGAGAACAATGACCCGCGCATGGGCGTGGTNCCCATTGAAATACCNATGTTCCAGGGAGAGCTTGCGGCCATTGCTGATATGGCGATGACATTCAGCGAGTCCACTACCGGTATGCCGTTGCTTTTACAGGGACANGTTTCTAGCGGCACACCAGAGACAGTTGGCGGTATGAAACTGCTACAGGAGAACGCCGCATCGCCCCTGCGAAGACTGGCAGGAACGTTTGACGAAAAAATCACCAAGCCTCATATACAGCGCTATTACGAGTANCTTCTGCAGTANGGACCAGACGATTCTGAAAAGCAGGAGATGGAAATCGTGGCTAAGGGTAGCGCCGCGCTCGTGGAAATGGACGAGCAAAGCATTTCGCTACGCGAGCTGATGCAGTATGCACAGCAACCTATGTACAAAATCGACCCTGCGAAAGTCATGGAAAAACTCGTGCGCTCCATGCGCATGCGCTTCGAAGAGCTAACTTACAGCGACGAGGAATGGCAGGGTATTGTGGAACAAATGTTGCAACCGCCACCAGATCCGCGTCTTGAGATCGCACAGCAACGTANCCAGATAGACCAGCAGAAACTCGAGCAGANGAGTCTCGATAAATCCGAAGAGCGCGCATTGCGCTGGGATATCGAGAAACTCCGTCGTAGCGAAGGTGCAGATCGCAATGAGATTGATCGGGAACTGCGCACGATGGAAGCTCAAATTAAGCAAGCAGAGCTTGGCGGTAACCTTCAGATCAATCTCAACAACATAAAAGCCAAGCTGGTTGAACTGAAAGCCAAGGCACAGACGGAAGCCAATCTCAAGCAACTCGAGGTCAGTAGCAACGCCAATACCCGCGCAATCGAGCGTGAGAATAAATTGAGGGAGATGCGTTCATGATCATAGACGTAGACAGTCGCAAGGTGATCATTGACCTCTTGGAAGAGGTTATACAATTGGATTCAAAGAAACTTGAACGCAAGTCAATGGATTTTGAGGAAACACAGTTTTTGCGCGGACGCATAGATATGTGTCGCGTGCTTACAACACGATTGTCTGACCAGGAAAAGTGGTCACGCGTTGTCGAAGAGTACAAAGAGAGGTTAAGNAATGCCAGAANCTGAAACCGANACCAATATCGAGGAAAACGATGCCTTATCACCCGATGAAGAAAACCAAAAAGAGACCAGCACGGAAAACCAAGCCGAAGAAGGACTCGGTGCGGAAGTTCAAGAAGATGAAATAGACGACGCAGACGCAGAGGCTGCATTTCTCGCTGGATTCAACAAAGTCTTAATCGAAGGGGACGAGGAAGCACCGGAAAACAATGAGCCGAAAGTTGATCCAGCGCCGACCGACCCGGAACCTGATGCACAAACCGCGGCGGAAGAAACTGACGAACCGAAGACTGATCCTGCACCCGCAGAAGATCCTGCGCCGGCGGCGCCAGGTGTAGATGCGGCCGCTTTCGCTGATCTCCAACAACTAGTTCGGACAAANTCGGGCAAACTTGGTGAGCTCAATTCTGAGCTCATGTATACCAAGGCATTGCTGAAACAGTACGAAAGCGGTGAGCTATCTCCTCGGGGGGCGGCGCAGGCTCAACCTTCAGCAGATGTGCAGAACGCCAAAGAGGCGCTTGCAAAACAGCGTGAGGAAATCGACGCCTACCTCAAGTCCGATGAGTTCAAAGCCATGCAAGAGGACTATGGTGAATCTGGCAAGGGGTTTAAGGTGATTGGCGAGAATATGCTGGCGCTGACCGATAACATAAGCAAGACGCTGGGCAATACACAGACCGTCGATCCACAGATGGAACAATTGCTCCAGAAACAACAGCGGGAATTGAATAGGCTCAAGGCCGACATAGCATTCAAGGATTACCCTGATTGGTCGCAAACGGTCCAGTCTCCGCATTTTATGAACGTTTGGTTGCCAATGCAGGATCAAAATGTAATCAACGCCTACAACTCTGACGATGTAAACGGATGGTTNGGGATGTACCAGAAGTACCTGGATGACACCAAACCGGCTGAATCAGCGCCAGAGAAACCGAAGGTTGATGAAAGCCGTCTAAAGGCCGCCGCAACTAATAAACCTAAATCAGCGCCTAATAGAGCGCCTGAACAACTATCGGATGAGGAAATGTTCATCAAAGGATTCAACTCGGTGGATTAAATCTAATTTCCGATTNGGAGAAAAAAGTTCTATACTTTTAAATATCCGCACGTAAGCGGAAATTGCAATCCGAGACTGATCCGATTGCGCCATCGTTGCCCTCGCAAGACGACAACGAGTTTCAGCTTCATGATGCACAAGACAGTGAATAACTTCATGGAGATTCCTTATGGAATATACGACCCAGGCGGGTCGCATCAACCTTATCCTAGGTCAGATGCTCAAACACGCCATACACGTCGAAGTCCTTTGCCGAAGCGGGGACATGAAAACTATGCCACGAAACAAGGGAGATACAATCCTGTATCGTCGTTGGCTACCTTATGGCGCTTCCACCGCCAACCCTGAACACAACAACATAAACCGTCCGAAAGTTGATCCGGACGAACATCGCATAGCCGAAGGCGTGACACCGCGCGCGGACGACATTCAGTATCACGACGTCCAGACCACGGTGGAACAATACGGATGCGCCTATCAGTACACCGACAAGTCAGCTATGCTGTACGAGGATAATATCCCCATGCACATGGTTGAACAATGCGGTGAACGTATGGGCCTTCTCAAGGAGATGATTGCCTACGGCACGCTACGCGCATGNACTAACAGGTTCTANGCANGTGGAGTCAGCGGACGCGAGACTGTCTATTCCAGGATCTCGTTGCGTGATCTTCGCTCGATAGCACGGAACCTGCGGGAAAATCGTTGCCAGATGGTCAATCGTATCATCTCTGCGTCAGCGAATTTCAATACCAGATCGATCGAACCAGGCTGGGTGGTCTATTGCCATACTGACCTGGAAAACGACCTGCGTGATATGCCAGGCTTTGTAACCACCGCAGAATACTCGCGCTTCAAGCCGATAAGTCAAGAGGAAATTGGAGCGGATGAATCGTTCCGTTTCATGCTGTCCCCAGAGCTTGCTCCATACAGAGGCGCAGGCGCGGCGACAGGTAATACCGGCAACCTATCAACCGCCAACGGAAGGCTTGATGTCTACCCGGTCATCGTGATTGGGCGAAACTCATGGGCAGACGTGGCGTTGCGTGGAAAATCTAGTATGAAACCGCAACACATACACCATAGCGTCGTATCGAAGACTGACCCTCTCGGTCAGCGTGGATATGTCGCCTCGTCAATGTGGTGCGCACCATTCATTCAAAACGATGGATGGATGGCAGTGCTCGAAGTCGCAGTTAAGGACCTATAGGAGGTTAACATGGAATATAACGTATTCGCAGGTGTGGATTTCGTACTTGACAGAGTAGTAATGACGGCTGCAGGTGCAGACAAAAATTATGAAATGGGCGCATTTGATTACGTCCTTAGTGGACGTGCCTATACCAGGTTGGCGGTGCCCGAAACTGCCGTTCCTATTAGGGACAGGTTGACAGGCAAGGCATTTGAGCCGATGACAACCAACACAGCTTGCATTTTTATTTGGAGCGTTGACCAAGGTGGTACTATCGCGGTGACGCAAGGTTCGGTTCGACCGATTGACTCGAAGAACAACTATCGACGACTCAAGCCGGAAATGCCTGCGCTTCCAAAGGATCACGCGGCATTTAATTACTGGTTGGCGAACTATACAGGTGCCGCTAACTTTGTGTTNGGTGTGAATAACTGGAATTCTGCGGGAATCGCCAAACTGATGATTCCAATCGTGACATTACCAGATCGTCCGATTTANGACGACATTCCTTAAGAGGAGAACATAATGGTTGCTGAACTATTCAAGAAGGCAGCACTAACCTATCTTCAGATTAAGAATCGGGTGTATAACCAGGATCG